CACCAGTGGCGGCCGCGCGCGATGGGGTCAGGATCGCCGACCGGGACTCGTCATAGAGCAGGTGCTCTACGCCGTTGGCGTCCCAGTAGTAGACCCGGGGGATCAGCCGCTGGCCGGTGTCCCAGTAGTAGATGGCGCTCGGCGCATGGCCGCCTTGATAGATAGACACATCACGCCACCGTCACCGACGCGAGGCCGGCCGAATCCCATGTGATCGAGAGAGTTCCGGACGTGGTCGACACATCGGTGCCGAAATCGACGTACATCAGCAGCGGACGCGTCGCATCCGTGCCCGGAGTGGAGTCGTAGACGACCGCGTACCGCGCGGTGAGAGTCGACGACGGCCACGACACATCCGCCGCATCGAACGCGAGGGTGTTGGTAGCACCGGTGTAGGTGAGCGTCGGCGACGACAACGTGGCGCCACCCGCGGTGTAGCCGGTGCCGGTGACCTCCGCGCTGACCGACGACTTGTACTGGTGCGCATCCTGATCCGGGGTGTAGGACGAGGTGCACAGCATGACCTTGATCGCATCGGACGACAGGTCCAGCTTCTTGGTGAACGCACTGGTGAATGCCGGTCCGTACCACTTCGCGGTAACAGCCATGATGCTCCTTCAACAGAGACAGCCCGCCGCCGGAAGTGGCTGCGGGCTGTCGGATTTGGGGTTGGTCAGTAGACGTAGAAGATCGACCCCGGGATGGGGGTCGTGGTCGAGACGTAGGCCGCGTAGTCGTCGGCTGTCATGGCGCGTGCGACGGATACGCCGCCGCCGTTGATCACCGCGGTCGCCATCTGCGCGGGCGGTACAGGAAGGCCCTCTTGGATGAGGTCCCAGAGCCGGACCGGGGTCGACGAGTCGGGGATGTCGATCGTGTATTCAGCGATACCGACCGCGACGATCGCCGGGCCGGGAGCGAGATCAGGGGTGGTGAGGACGCCAGCGTCGGCGGTGAACTGCACCATCCACGGCGTGATCATCGCCGTGTCGTCGTCGCTGTCGCGGACAGTCGGCGACCGGAAGGTGATCACCGTGTTGTCGTCGATACCTGCGATGGACTGGATGTGCTCGGTGATGACGGTCATCTACGCCTCCGCGAGGATGTAGCCCGGCTGCCCGAGCATCTGCAGGGCGAGCCAGCAGTAGCCATCGAATTCCTCGTCGGACTGGCATGGCCCGTGGATCACGTACGAGCCCGGCCGCCGCATCAGCGACAGCTCCGCCGCGGCGCCGGTTTCCGTCGCCGGCACAGCCACAACCTCGGGCATGGTCACCTGCCCGTATCCGTCCTGCACCCACACCGTGACGTAGTCATGGCCCTGATAGGCCGGGGATACCGAGAAGCACCGCGCCCGCCCCGCGAATCCTCCGACCTCAGCTATATGCACTGTGGCAGTGGGCATTTCACTCCTCTAGTTGAACCGATATTCGATGACGGTCACCACACCCGCGGCGCCGCTTGCGCCCGCGCCTCCCCCGCCGGCCGGGAACCCACCCGCGTGCCCGCTGTTGCCACCGCCACCGGATTGACAGACCTGCCAGAACGGAGGATTGGAAACCCCCGCGGCGACGAGGCCCGACTTCCCCCCGGTTGATCCGGAGCCCGCTCCGCCGCCCCCACCGGACAGCAGTTCGATCGGGGCCCCACTGGCGTTCCCGCCGACTTGGCCGCTCGCGCCGCCGGATCCGCCGATGAGGTAGATCTGCTGCGGGGTTCCTCCCCCAGCGCCGCCGTTATTGCCGCCCTTCGCGCCAGGACAGGTCAGGATGTCGCCGAAGGACGAGCCGCCTCCGTCGCCTCCGGACCCACCTCCAGAGCCGACGACGATCGGCAGTGAGGCCGGGAGGTCATCTGCGGCGATGCTGCGTTTGAGCACCACCCCGCCGCCGCCACCGCCGGTGCTTGATGACCCAGCGCCTCCCGCGCTGCGGATGTAGACGTCGACGCGGTAGAGGTTGGGATCCTTCGTCCAGGTGGCGTTCGAGGTGTATGCGGTGAGGAGCGTGTACATCAGCGCCGCCCGGATGTCGGTGCGCGCCGGTAAAATTGAAGGACCGGGCGAGTGCTGGACACACTCCCCGGCCGTGGCCAAACCTTCGAGAGAGGTTCGACGTGACCGATCGTATCTGCTCCATCCCCGACTGCGGACGCCGCCACAAAGGGCGCGGGTTTTGCGAAGCCCATCTTGACCGTTGGAAACGACATGGTGACCCCCTTCATGGCGGACCTGTAGTTACCAAGGGCATCCATGCCGAATGCACCTTCCCCGGATGTGGTCGGCCCTATAAGGGCCGTGGCTACTGCGAACCGCACCTGGAGCGCTGGAAGAAGCACGGCGACCCCGCGGAGGGCGGTCCAATCCGCGCCCGAGGGCTTCTGGCGGAGTGCATGGTAGATGGCTGCCACGGCTCGATTAAGGGGCATGGCTACTGCTCGAAGCACTGGCAGAAGTACCGGAAGTACGGCAGCCCGACTGCGGCTCGCACCAGTCGATTCCGAACGAACGGCGAGTGGAAGGCGTACTTTTACGAGCCCCAGCCCGACACAACTGAGTGCATCGTTCCAGACGGTTATCGAGGCCGCCCGACCGTGAATCTAGGATTCGGCCATATGTATGCCAGTCGGGCGATGTGGTTCGTAAAAGTTGGCGACCCAGGGAAGCTGTCGGTTCTGCACACCTGCGACAACGATATGTGCGTGAACATCAAACATCTGTACCTCGGTGACCAGTTGCGAAATATCCGCGATTCTCTCGTCAGAGAGAGGCGCGGATCTCGATTCCTGTTTTCAAATGCAGACGTTGTCCGCATCAGAAGTCTTCGCAGTGCAGGCATTAGCCCTCGGCGGATCGCCAATCAGTACGACGTGCACATCTCTCGCATCAGGGATATTTTGAACGGGCGAACATATAGGCACGTGGCCTAGCTGCTCCTTTCGATAATGAACAAAATCCCGTTGCCGCCGTTGCCTCCCCGGGAGCCGCGCTGACTGATGCCGCCGCCACAGCCACCCCCACCACCAGCCGGAAAGGCTCCGTCGCCGCCGCGCGCCCCCTCCGAGATGCCGCCCCCACCACCCCCACCACCGGTGGCGACGATCGACGAGGGTGGCGTGCCGTCCTGGCCGGGACTCGCGGGCTGGCCGCCGGGCGAAATACCGCCAATACCGCCGCCAGCGCCGGAGCCGCCGAACGCCCCACCCCCGCCACCGCCACCACCACCACCGTGGAGGTCGTAGGCGCTGGTCGAGTTCCCGCCGACTCCCGCGTTGCCGCCGGATGCGCTTTCACTGGCACCCTTGCCGCCGGTGCCGCCGGGGATCATGCCCGCCCCGCCAGCGCCACCGATACCGCTGTTGTCGACATTGCCGCCGCACGCGCCACCGTTGCCGCCAACCGCCGTCAAACTCGATGAGCCGGAACCAAATATCGTGTTGCCTCCACCTCCGCCCGGGGCGAAGTCGGCGACACCCCCCGCCCCGCCGGCGCCGATCGTGATCGGGATCGGCAGGAAGTGGCCGGAACCATCAACGGGTAGAAGTGATGCGGGGATGTTGGTGTGCACCTCACCGCCGCCACCGCCACCGCCGCCGGAGAACCGGTTGGCGGCGATGACGTTCCACACCCCAGCACCCCCGCCGCCGCCAGCGCCGATCTCGATGATGTCGATCGACTTGATGCCGGGGGTAGGCGTGTAGGTGTTGTTGCTGGTGAACACCGTCGCGACGCCCTGAAGGAGCGCCTGCTGGAACTGCTGCTGCAGCGTGGTGATGCTGTGGCTGTGGTCGGTGATTGTCGGGAGCTGTTTGACGTAGTTGTCATTGACGGTGCCGAAGATGGCGTCAACGACGGTGGCGAATCCGCCGAGGATCGCGCCGATCGCGCCGCCGACCAGGGACAGGATGATTCCGATCAGGCCGCCGTTGAGGTTGCCCCACAGTCCATCCTGGACCTGTCCCTGCATGGTGTTGGTGACGCTGTCCTGCGTCCGCCCACCCATGCCCGGGATGGAGCCGTCCGCGCCGAGACCCCACTGGCCACCGTCTGCCGACCCCGTCCCGCCAGGGAAGGTCACTCGCCCCTCCGCTCCTGCTGCTGAATCCGCACCAAGGTGAGCAGTAGGTCGAATACCGCGACGGCGACGCCAAGTAGTAACAGGGGTCGGATGATGTCGCGACCGGGGTAGGTGTAATCGGTGAAGATCGCTATGGCGCCCTGCGTGCAGATCGCACCGATGCACGTCACCAGGATCATGACGGCGCGCCCGGAAGATGTTGCGCGCCAACGTGACCTAAGTCCGTACACGACGACGAAGACCCACGACAACGAAGCCAGTATGACAAGAATGACGTTGCCGACCAGATCCCGATCCGGCTCGAGAACCAGCGCCGCGGACCCCGCAGCTGTTGCGGACACCAAAAGGGCGACCCTCCTCATGCGCCTGCCACCTTTCGTCTGAAGGCCTCTTCGATGGACTCCCCGAAATGGTTGCGGCGCAGGACATATTCCAGTTCTGCGTGCAGGTGATTGACAATCGGCCACTGGTCGCGGACTTGCCGCAACTCATTTGTGGCCCGCTCATCCGCCGCCCGAGCTCGCTGCAGATCTTCAGGTTCGGGCGGCGGATTAGTCTTGCGTCGTCGTGGCCACATGGTCACTCCCCGACTGTGCGGTCGGCAGGGCCTGAAGCACACGCACTGTCGCGTCGCCCTGCACCGTCAATTTCGCGACCTGCTGCACCAAGGCCGCGTTCGCTTCATCACGCTTCTCCAGCGCGGACTTCAGATATGCATTGGTGGCGCGCTCGCCGGCCAGCAACCGTTCCACCTGTGCCTCGGGCACGAACTTGCCGGAAACCACCATCCGGACCAAGGTCAGGGTCAGTACAGAGCACACCCCGCCTAGGCTGAGCGTTTCCCAGGTGACCGGCCCGAGAACCGTCTCGATCACTCGTCAGCTCGCCCGGCCGGTAGCTTGGCGACTGGGGTGACCGCTGGCCGGATCAGCAAACCGGCGATGAGCGGCGACAGAGCCGCGTACACATTGGTCACGGTTTCGATCCAGCTGACGTCGATGTTGTGGCCGACGATCAAGGCGACAATGCCTGTGACCGCGACGAGGGCGGAGCGGATCAGTGCCGGTTCGGGGATGCGGGAGATCTTCACTTCTCGTCTCCGTTCTTCATCTCAGCGACAGCGTCGATGAGGGTGAGGTCCTGGCCTTTGTCGTTCTGGCCGAGCTGCGGCCACGGGCCGAGCTGTCCGGCGATGTAGCGCACCTTCTCCAGCAGCTCGCGCTGCTCGTCGTCACTGAGTGCCATGAGGGGACCTCCTGTAGTTCCGATGCCGCACGCTGCGGCGAATTCACTGGGGGACAATCCGTTTGCCGAGTTCATGTCGCAGTTGCCGAACGGCGGCGCACCCTCGGGCAGGCCACCGCCGAAGCCCTGGCCGTCGGTGTACTGGTGCGCGATCTGGCCGGGTAGATCCGGCAGCCGCCCGTAACCCGCGGCGATCACCCGCAATCCATCCGGGCGGGTGCGCCACATGCTGTTGAAGTCGCCGGTGTTGGCATATCCGATGACACGCTTCGGGTTGCCCAGCCAATCGGCGAGCCACCAGTACATGCGGTTGATGCCGTCGGACTGGTCACCGCCCGGGTTGCCACCGGATTCGACGTCGATCATCGCGACCATGCGCGGGTGGGGTCCGCTGGCGTCGGTGACCATGTCGATCATTGTTTGGGTGGTGGCGTCCCAGTTCGGCCGCCAGTAGGCGTAGACGATGAAGAACTCGAGCCGGCCGGATTCGACTGCGTTCACGCACCATCGGTAGTTGTGGAGGAAGTTCGGATCCCGGAATGTGCCGTCGTTCGAGCGGATCGACAGCACCCGGTGCGGGTACGAATCATCGACGGGCGCTTGGAAATAGCTGACGTCGGCGAACAAGGTGTCGGTCACGATTCCTCCTCGGGGGCTGCCGTGGCCCGCTGCTGTTGTGTCTGGATGAACTGCGCGCCCAACTCCTGCAGCTGCGCCAGGTAGACCGGGAACTGCGCCGCCTGCTCCTGGCGTGCCTGCTCGCGCTGCTCCGGCGTCATCGACTCGATTTGCTTAGCCAGGTCCGGCTTCAACGCCTGCAACAGCTGCTGCATCACCGCCATCTGCTGCTCCGGAGTCGACGCGGCCGCGTCCTGCTCCTCGACGTATTTCTCGCGCTTCACCCACCGCGGCGGGTTCATCCACGCCGCTTCGGGGTGATCGCCGGCGACGGGGAGTTCTTCCATCAGCTCCGGGTGCACGCGCACGCCGCGCTTCAACAAGGCTTCCGCCCACGGGCCACGCGCCTTCGGGTGGATCGGCACGAGCACGCCGTCGCGGTGGCCGGGGAAGGCATCGAGTACGCCGATGAGCATGGCGAGCTGTTCGGCATCGTCGTTGAAGATGGGGTGATCCTGTTCGGCCACAGACGGCCTCCTCACGAGATCAGGTGAACGCCGATGTTCTGCAAGGTGGTGAGCGCCTTGTTGAGCAGGCGCGCTTGCCGTTCGGCGGTGGACATGGACGCCTTCGCGTTGCCGACGGTGGCGTCCCAGTTGTAGGTCTTGCCGGACCCGAAATCCCACGACAGTTCCATGGAGTCGACCTGGTCGACGAAGAACTTGTCGGTCACGTCAGCGTCGGTGGATGCGATGCGGTGTCCGACATCGAAGTTCAGGCCGGGCAGGTATTCGCCGCCGAATCGGAGAGTGAATACGTGCGAGGTTTGGCTCTGGCTGGATTCGAACCCCGCGCGGATCGCGGCCACGGCCGACAGTGACCAGGAGTTGTTCTCCGCGCCCTGCTGGAAGATCTCGTAGAGGTGGACCCAGCCGAGGTTGTGGGCGCGGCTGTTGTTGGTCCACTGCAGCCACGCGAAGATCGTGCCGACGAGGAACGGCATCACGATGTCGGCGACGATGCTGCCGAGATCGCTGAATCCGCCGAGCAGGAAGTAGCCGATCAGCGCAGCAGTGGTGTTGATCGCGAGTTTCGCCACCCCGTCAGCCAATGGGTTGTCGCCGCCGACGATCACCGATACCGCGGTGGCCGGCGCCCACGTGACTTCGCTGGTGTCGACCTGGCTATATCGGCTGGCCCGCACCACAACCCATGGATGCGAGGGGATCATGCCGAGGAACCACGGCTGGTAGTACGGGTCCGGGAACGACTCGTCGTCGGTGATCGGGGTGCGGATGTCCTCGACGTAGCCGTCGACGAACGCCGCCACCGATCGGGCTAAGCCGCCGACGATGCCGCCGCCGGTACCGGTGCCGTTCGGACCGTAGAAGCCGCTGTTGTCGACCACCTCGAGCACCAACGCGCCGTTGCGGCACACCGGCACGCCGGGCACTGGGCATTCCTCGCCGTCGACAGTGATGATGCGGCGGTAGGTGAGGGTGAGTTGCGCATCGTCGAGCGCGTCACCGATCACCTGATCCATGCGGTTCATGCGCGTCGCGAGGATCGTCCACATCGAGCTGTCGTCGAGATCGAACGCCTTCGCATTGATCAGGACCTGCCAGTCGGACCAGTCGAACAGGTCGTCGTAGGAGTCCCACGCGAACGGGTCCGCGGGCAGGTTCCAGAGGTTCCCGTTCAACCGGATCAGGTTGATCAGGATCATCATCGAGATAGCCCATTTCGCCGGGCCCAGGATTGGAAGCACCCGCGGAAATTGGAATATCGGTATGGGCAGCAACGGATTCGGCGGCCCGAGCATGAACTGAATGAACTGCAAATCGTCGACGAAGGTGACTTCCAGATACCGAACCCGGTTCTGGGTGCGGACCTTCCAGTTCTGCAGCAGCCCGGACCAGCGTTTCGCGCCACCCATGTGATCGACCGTGATGACGACGTTCTTCTTGGCCTCGTCATCTTCGGGGATGGAGATCAGCCAGCGCGCCATGTGGTGGTCCAGCGGCAGCGTCAGAACACCCTTTTGGCTCTGGTTGTTGCGCCACGGGAACTTCCCGGCCACGGTCTGGGTGACACGACCCCGCAGCACCAAGCCGGCCGACGAGTCCGGCTGGTTCATCCACAGCCGGATCAGCGGCGGAGTCCGGCGCATGGTCTTGTACCAGTCGCGGATCTCGTCGGTCTGCGCCTTCAATGCCGGAATGTCGGCGAGGGTTGTGGTCATACGCTCACCCCGAATGGTCGGGTGTAGCGGCGCGGCACCCACAGCGTCACCGCGGCACCGGGATTCGCGCCCGTCACCGACGCCGTGAACGCCGCGTCAGCGTCGGTCGGGCGCAGCCGGGGGCGGATCGGGTACAGGAACCCGTTGGACTGCCAGCGGGCTTGCACCGGCGCACCGTTCGCGGCCACCAGCGTCGGTTCGTCGGGGTCGGTGTCGATCGAGCAGTCCTCGCCCGCGAGCAACGTTGGGATCCACTGGTCGCGGTCGGCGTCGTCGAGTGCCCGGTTGAACGGCGGGGTGGTCTTCGCGTAGATCTTCTGGCCGTACGACCGGTCCTGGAACGTCCAGTACCCGGGTGCGGTGGCGAACGCTTTCCACCACACCTCGACATCGCCGCGGTTCTCGATCTGCCACGTCACCTCGCCCGAGGAGCCCGACGAGAGCGTCCACGTGTACTCGAGCGGATCGGACTCCCAGAACGGGTTCTCGCACGCCGCGCTGATTCCCAGCGTCGAGTCGTGCGTGATGTAGGGATCCTTCTTCTCGTAATCCGCTGAGGCGTAAGCGATCGGCTCGGTGAGCAGCCGCATCTTCAGCCGCCGCACGCCGTAGCTGGTGTGGGCCTCCAGCTCGAACTGGTCCTCACCCACCATGCCCAGCGCCATGCGGAATCGGGAGTCGATATCAGCCCACACCAGCGGATTCGGGTGATAGATCTGCACCGAGAACACCGGATCCCGGCGGTCGAACCGCATGCCCTGATAGCTGGAGCCGCTGCTGGTCTCCAGCCAAAAGGTCCGTGCTGGGGCGTCGATGAATTTCTGCGGCCCGGGTCGCAGCAGGACGCCTTCGGTCTCGTCGGTGAGATTCCAGCGGGAGCCGTCGCAGCCGTTGAGAAACAGCGTCAGGTATTTGCTCATCAGTAGGTTGCCAGCGCTCCCTGGGCCTGGATACCGGCCCACCGATCCTGTTCACGCACGAGCTGATCCATGTCCATCACCTGGACCGGGGCATGGAAATTGACGCTGTGGTCGCGCGTCATCGACGTCGAGGAATCCCCGCCGCGCACACCGAATCCGGCTGGCAGTGGAGCCACCCGGGTAGTGCCGGCGTTGATCGCCGACAGCCAGTCCCGGTTCGCGGCCGCCGCGGACGCTTTCACCACGAACTCCCCGTTCGACAGCCACGCGGGCACATCATCGGAAGTCGACGACCCGGCGCCGGTCACCCAGCCGCCGGCCGCGTACCCGGCTGTAGTGGGCCAGATTTGCGCAGCGCCGCCGTACCGGCTGTCGACGTAGTTCAGAGCCGCGGCGATGTTGGGTTCCGGATCGCTTTGCGTCCCCGGGAATCGCGGGTCCATGTAGGAGTCGAACGTCGGCTTGATCACCTGCAGTAGGCCGATCGAGGGCGCGCCGTTCTGGGCGTTGATGTCGTAGTTGTTGGTGGCGTTCGGGTTGCCGCCGGATTCGATCTGAATCTGCGCCAGGGTCCGATCTGCCAGCGCCGCACTGCGTCCCGTCGCCGAGAGAACCCCTGCCACCGTGGACCGCCATTGCTCGGCCCCGCCGTTGGGGTCATAGACATGCTTGGCGGGAGGAGCTGGGGCGCTCGGCGGTGCCGGCAGCGTCGTGGAGGGTGTAGCGGTGGGGGGGATGCCGGCGGCCTGGGCTTGGCGTTCGGCCTCCGCTGCCGCGGCCTGGTCCTGCTGCTTCTTGGTGTAGAAGTTAACCGTGGTCGAGAATGCCCGGTTGTAGGGGTTGTTCGATCCGAGCGCGGAGTTCTCCAGGCCGAAGAACCCGAGGATGCCTTGCCCGAGGAGTTCGCCGGCCTTGCCGAGAATTCCAGGCAGTGAGTATTCCTTCGGGAGGTCGTTGTTGGCGGCCTCGGCCTGGTCCTTGGTCGTGTCCACAGCGGACGGGCCGACGTAGGTGCCCGTGGGTGAGTAGTTGCCCGGATCTGTCGGCGCCGCAGGGGTTACCGGCGATGGCGCGGCGGGGCGCGCCTGGGGTTCCGACACGGGGGATCCCACAGCCCAGTGCACGTGGTTGCGATGCTGGGCCATCGTGGCAGCACCGTAGGTGGACATGCCGTCGCCGACGTTGGTGCCGTTCTTGATGTTTCCGGCGAACGGGCTGTGGATCAGCTCCAGACTGTCGGGGTAGTTGGCGGCGATGAACCCGGCCAGGGCTTGCATTTGCGGGGTGTCGTCGCTGCCGTCGCTGAAGTCCGCGGCCTTGCCCTGCCCGTGATAGTCCGCCGAGTTGCGGACGCCGGAGGTGAGGGTCATGCCCGGGAAGTGGGTTTGCACAACCTTGGCCATCGAGTCGACGATCGACGACTGGCCTGTTGAGGTCTGCTTCATCTGCGGGTCGACCGCGCCGCCGTCGGCGAAGCCGAGCAGACTGTCGCTGTTGATCGCGTCGATCAGTCCGCGGTACTTGCTGGTCGATGCGGCGTTGACGACGTATTCGCCGTTGGACAAGCGAGCCACGATCGAATCCGAGGTGCCGGTGCCGGGGCCTTCGATGAAGCCGCCGTCGGCATGGCCTGAGATCGCGCCCCACACCGAGCCGAGAATCTTGCCCGCGGCGCCACCCGCAACTTTGAACGGGCTGTCGATCTTGTCCACCAGATCGGCCCACAGCTTGATGATCTTCCCGACGATGTCGGCGAACTTCTGATGAATCTGATCGAGCGCGGTCTGCATCGCATCCCAGACGCCGCGAATGACGTCCCACCCGGTCTTGATCGTGTCCTTAAGGTGGTCAAGCGCCGGAATCAGAATGGGCACAACGAAATTCACGAACGACGTGAACGCGTTCAGCAGGTCGATAACGAGCGGCGCGATACGGACGATGATGTCCGCGAGGATCGGCAACAGCTGGGCACCGAGCTCGGCGAGCTTGGGCAGCAGCGGTGCGAGCGCGATGAACATATCCGTCCATGCCTGCACCAGTTGCGGCAACACCGGCATGATCGTCTGCAAAGCCTGCGCCAGAGCTTGTCCGAGGATCCCCGCCACCTGAGCGAAGATCGGCACGAGCTTCTGGAACGCGTCGTTGAGGATCGGAATGACCGGGGCGAGCCCTTGCGCGAACTGCTCCACAACCGGCGCCAATGCAGTCGCCAGCGCGGAGATGTTCTGCGCCACCGCGCCGGCAATTGTGGCGATGATCTTCGCCAATGGCTCCACCAGCGGCGCAACCGCTTTCAAGACGTCAGCGAACGCCTGAGCGATCGTCGGCAGCACCGGCGCGATCGCGTTGATCGCCGTGACCAGAGCATTGCCGATGATCTGCGCGATCTGCGAGAACGGCGGAACCAGCGGGATCAGCGCTTGGCCGATCGCGTTCAGCAGGTTCCCGATCACCGGCAGCACTGGCTGGAGACCTGTTGCGAGCGCATTGATCAACTGAGTGAGCGTCGGCATCAGCGCGGTGAGGGTGTCAGCGAAGACGCCGCCCAACTGCCCGAGCGGGCCGGCGATCTGCGACACCGCCGTGCCCAACGCGGAGAACAGTGGCCCCAGATGAGGTCCGATCTCGGCGCCGAGCTGAATGAACGCCGACGTGACACCGGTGACCAGAGGCGCCATCGCCGTCATGGCCTGGTTGACGCCGTTGATGAACGCCTGCATGGTGCCGTTCTGCTCGAGCTGCGTGAACAGCCCGTCCAGGCTCGACAGCGTCTGCTTGATGGCACCGTTCAGACCGGTAGCGATCTGCGAAAGGCCATCTTTCAGCGCGGGAAGCTGGTCGTGAGCCAGTTGAGTGACCGCGTCACCGAGACCGGAGAACAGGTTCTCCTGCACGGCCTTGCGTAGGTCCTCCCACTGGGGACCGAGGGCCTGCATTTGGCGCACGAAGTCCTGAGCCGATGGCGACAGTTTCGCCATGGCCTCCGCGAACTTGTCCGACCCGCCTGCGGCCTCGTTCGCCGATTTCGCCGCTTCCTCTTGTGCTTTCGCGAGTTCGCGGATCGACTTCTGCGTCTCGTTCGAAGCCTGCTGCGCCTGATACTGGGCCTGCTGCAACTGCCGTTGCGCAGCCTGCACCTGATCGGAGCCCTCCACGCCCTTGGCGTTGGCGTCTGCCGCCTTGTCCGCGGTTTGCTGATTCCGCACCCGGGTGTCAGTGATGTTCTGCGCCGCCCGATCCACACCGAGCTGCGCCTCCTCGACATCCAGCGACGTCGCCTTGCCCTGCGCGGCCTTCTGCCGGGTCTCCTGCAGTTGCACGACCGCCCGCCGGTACGCGAGCTCAGCGCCACGCTCGGACAGGGCACCGTCTTTCACTGCGAGGTTCAGGTCGTCGAGGGTCTCCTTGGCCTCCTTGCGGGCATCGGTGACCGATTTCTGTGCGTCCTCGACCCGCTGTAGGGACTCCATCTCGTTGTGCTGAGAATCAGCAACTCGGTCCTGGGCGTCACGGACCTGGTCGAGGTCGTCCTTGTACTTCTGGGCCGCTTGACTCGCGCCGTCATGGGCTTCCTTCGACGCCTTGAACGTATCGAGGACCCCGCCGCTACCGATGACTGCGGTCCCCGCCAGCGCCCCGATAACCGACACTGCCCCGCCAGCCGCCGCGGCGAGGCCGCCGACGAGAGGGATCAGCGCGGAGATGCCGGCAGCGAGACCAGCGAAACGGATCGCCGACAAGGCATTCAGTGAACTGCCCGCGCTGCGGCTGCCGCCCTCCAGTCGGTTGAGGCCACGGACGGCGTCGCCGCTGTCGACGTCGGCCCGGATGTTCATCCGACGATCGCGAGCTAATTCATCGATTCGCGCTTGCGCCTCAGCGTCGTCGAGGTCTACTCGCATCGACAGCGAACGGTCACGTGACAGTTCGCGGATGCTGTCTGCCGCTCGACTGGTGTCGGCGTCGACATCGACCGACAGATTCGCGTCTACGCGATCCAGCTTTTCGCGCAGTTCACGCACGAATCCGTCGAAATTGGGGCTGATGTCGATGGAGGCGCTACCGGCCGAGTAGTTAGGCACCATCACCTCCTGGAATCAGCTGATCGACAATTCGAGAGCGTTTGACCGCGCGCAGCGCCTCGGAGCGTTCGCGCCGGAGCTTGATGTGCGGCAGAACCGGCCGCAGAGTGGTCGGCGCGGCAGAGGGGTCGACGTGAGCGGTGGTGTAGATCAACTGATGCAGCAGATCCTCGATGTTGGCCAGCCGATCCAGGTGGGCATCCCACCCGTCGAGCGGCAACTCGTCGTCGACGTCCGATTCGGGAAGCGCGGCAAGGGCTTCCGTGAAGTCCGGGTCACGCAGGCGAGCGGATTTGTATCTGGATCCGATGGGCAGCTCGTCGATGAGGTCCCACAGGTCGAGCCAGTTCCGTTCGCCACGTAACCAGTCGTTCAGGTCGAGCCGCAGGGTCTCGTGGAGATCCCATCGGAGTTTGGCCCCGTAGCCACCAATGGTGTCTACGAGGCCTGAGTACCCCCCGGCACTTCGCTCGCGCCCGCGCCCTGGAAGTGATCGGTGATGTCCATGACCAAGCCCACCAGAAGGTCCCAGGCGTCGGGGTACTGGTCGAACTGGGCGACAACCCGCTCGTACTGGGTGGAGCCCATCATGACGCGCAGGATGCCGAACATGTCCCGGGCCCGCCACGCGTTGTCGAGGGCCTCGAGGTTCCGCAGCCCGGTCGGCTGCGACACACTGATCGGCGGGTCGAATCCCTTGTCCGGCCCCAGAACATAGGGCTCGGCCTGGCCAGCCATGACTTTGCTCGCCGAGAACGGGCTCTTCGACGCTCGCTGGCGAAGATGCTCGAACGCCTGAATCTGCTGCTGTCGCGCATCTTCCGGCTTGCTGGTCTTCTTCGCGGGGGTGGTGCGTGCGCGCGGGGGCATGAATCGACTCCTACGGTTCTCCTGGCGGTCCTGGCGGAAGCCGCCCCCGCGCTCCGCCAGGACGGCGCGGGGACGGCGATCGAGGGTTACGAGACGGTGACAGCGCAGGTGTCGGTCAGCGCGCCGAGAGTGGCGGTAACCGTCGAGGTACCGGTAGCGACCGCGGTGACACGACCCGATGCGTTGACGGTGGCCTTGGCCGGGGTTCCGGAGACGTAGGTGGCGTCCGCGGTGCGGTCGAAGCCGTTGCTGTCGGTCACCGTCAGTTGTGCGGTCTCGCCGGCGGCCAGAGTCAGCGTCGCGGGAACAACGTTGATCGAGGCCGGGGTGCCAAGGAAGCCCGCGCCGGTGGCGATGGCGTCGAATCCGGCGCCGGAGACGCCGAAGTCGTACAGGGCGCCCCATTCGCTGTCCTCGAACAGGGTGAGCGTCACCGGGAGAGCCAGTTCCGCGCCCTGCTGACCGGACATCTTGTTGCGCTTGGTAACGCCGACTTTGCCCCACTTGAACCAGGGGTAGATCTCCCCGCCGGGAACGCCGTCGTAGGCGATCGCGATGATCGAGTAGTAGCGCATCGACAGATCCGAGGTGCGGCGCGCGGTGAATCCCTTACCGGGAACCGCGTTCACCGTCGACAGATCGGTGTTGTGCCACATCTCCAGGTTGATCTTGCGCCATTCCTGCGCGACGGCGTCGATCTGGAATCCCTCGGAGGTGACGATCGTGCGCCGCGGCCCGGACGAACCGTAGCCTTCGACGTCGCTGGTCTTGGTGTCCGGAGACAGGTCGACGCCGGCCTTCTTCTGGATCTCGCCGAGCGTCATCCAGCCGTTCGGAAGCGCCTGCAGCACACCGGACGAGTCGGTGAGGTCGGTGGGCATGTAGGAGGCGCCCGGAGACCAGCGGTGCGCGAGCAGAACCCAGTCCAGCGCGGACAGGACCAGCGGATCCTGCTTGTCCTTCAATTCGAGCAGAGTGGTAGCGGTCATGATTGCCGTCCTTTCGGAAATCGCCCGGGAGCCATGACAAAGCGCCGCGTACCCCGGGCGAGCCGCGGAGGAAATGGAAAGGGGTTACAGCTGGTGCTGTTCGCGAATGCGCGCGTAGTCGGGCAGCTCACGCGGCCGACGGCATTCGACGTTGAACGTGGCCGGCACCAGCCGGAAATCCGGATTCAGCTCCGGGACTAGTTGTGGACCGCCGATTTCCTCGATGGTCGCTATCGAGGTGATCGACCCATCAGCCCGTTTCACGGCACCGCCATGGTCGTAGCTGAGCATGATCTGCCGCAGGTACTCCATCACCGCCCACGAGTCCGCACGCGTCTGCGCGATGACACCGACCTGCACCGCAGCCGGATCCCACAGCCCGTCGGCGCTGAGGCCGCCGCGATACACGCGCACCACCACAGTTCCCGCTTCCACAAGCTGTGCGTAGTTGTCCGGCAGCCATGTCACTGCCAACCCTTGCGGGGTGAGTAGATCCAGGTACTGCTGCACCAGATCCAGAACCACGAGCTCACGATCGGGAAACCCGCCCTCGTACCAGTCGGGGAACTGCACGCTCATAGCGTCCCCAGCTGGTTGAGCACAGTATTCAGGTCATGTGCACCGGGATGGATGTGCGCGCCGCTCCTCGTTCCAAACTCGTGGCTGGCGGCATATGGCGCCTCGACGGTCAGCCGGCCGATCCAGCGATCGTTGCGACGACCGCCGAGGAAGGTGTCCACGTGAGTCGAACTAGCCAGTAGGCCAGTGCGTTTCGCCACGATCTGCTGATAGGTCGCCCTCGCGGCCTCCGTGCGCTCGGCGACGAGAGACCGCATCTGCTGCGACTTCAACAAGGCGGCTACGGCTGGATTGGGCGCGGGGATGCGATTCTTCATCAGAACACCCCTTTCACCCTGACCACGACACCCGGTTCCCAACCGGTGAACGGGTTCTTCCACGGAGCCGGTTCGCCGTCGACGTCGTACGTGCGACCGTTCGGAAGCCTGACTTTGTCAGTGGATCGGATGTCTGTCCCTGGCGGGCAGATCAGTTCGATCCATGACAGTGCGGTTTCGCGGTGGTCGGTGTTGTCGCTGGTCGACTGGTAGTTGATGCCGCAGCCGTCGATGGTGAACGGGGCGTCGGGGCCGACGGGGTCGCCGTTGCGGTCCTTCTCGGCCGGCCGGATGACCGTGACGGTCTCACCAGCGGCGAAGAACACCGGGCGCCCTGTCCGCTCGCCACGGCGCCACTGTCACGGTGCCGAGGTTCGCTCTGCGAGTACGCAACCGAATGGATGCGAGTTCGTCTGGGGTGAAGGTGATCCGGCCGGTGCTGACGGTCGCCGAGTAGGCGGTGGAGAATGGGCCCGCGGTCTGCTGTTGCGCCCCTGACGGGTTGCGGTACAGCTCGAGGACCTTCTCCACGACCAGATGCTTCACCCGTGAAAACCGGGCAGCATCGGACACTTCGGTGAGTGTCGACAGGGACGGAACGAGGCCGATCAGCCGGGACTCGACGGAGTCGATCTTCGCGTTGACCCAGTCGTTGCGAGACGACGGTATGACACCTTCGAACTCGGCTGCGACGTCACTGAGTTGCGCGAATTCGCCCATCAGGCTTCGGCTTTCTCCACCGCGGCGATGATGTCTTCCCGCTTCCAGTCCGGGTCGACCTCGATGCCCTTGGATTCGGCGTAGTCGGCCCACGCCTGACGGCTGGATCCGACCCCGGACTTCGACGGGGCGCCATCGGGGGCGCCGCCCTCGCCGCCGGCAGTGACCTCGACGGTCACCGGCTCGGGTGCGTCCTCGGGCTGTTCGTCGGTTCCCCACGCGAGTGGGTTGGTGATCAGTTTCGCCGCCCAATCCGGGACGTCGTCACCGGGCAGGAACGAATGCAGCACACCATCCTTGTGGAAGTGGACCGCGTACTGTCCGCGCAGCTGCATGACGGCCTCCTAGGCGACGGTGGCGACGAGGATCTTGCGAGGATCCGCGAGCACCGGCATGGCGACCGCGTCCACGAAGGTGCGCTTCTGGAACGGCGGCTGCTCCTCACGCACGAGGATGCCGATGATCCCCGCGGCGGACTCGACCTGAACGTTGTTGGCGTTCAACTCCATCACCGTGGTCGGGGTGCCCCACGCGGTGAAGCCGAGAGTCGACAGGTCCGACGGCAGGAACAGGAACTTGTTCTGCGCGATCGGGCGGGTGCTGACGCCATCGACGTCGAACAGGCTGTTGTACACCGAGTCCATGGAGATC